CGCACGAGCCATAGCGGCAGGGATAATCGGCGTGGCCGGCGGCGCGGGTGAAGTTCGCGCATATGCCGAATTTGCAGGCGAGTTCGGCCATCGGACCGATGTCGCCGACGATCACGGTATCGAGGTCAAAGTACAGCACGCGGCCATTGCGCCAAGACGGCTCGAATAGCGCCATCTTCGACCACCATCCCGGCAGCATCGCGCCGTCGATAGTGACTGCGTCGACGCCATCCAGTTCGTGCGGCCGGTCGGTCAGGCAGACGAACCGATGCCGATGATCAAACAGCCCGCGCGCGACGCCGCGCTTGAGCCGGTGCACGTACTCCGGACCATACTTTGTGCCTTGGCGGACGCAGGCAACGGTGAGCATTAGGCGGCGAGCCCCCGATAACCGGCCAAGTTCTGCTTTTTGAAATCCCCGAATAGCGGCTCGCTCGCGTAGCGCTCGGGCGGGAAGCCGTTGGCCGTCGCCTCGTCGAGCATGTCATCAAACAGCGCCTGCACATCGGGACGCGGATGCGCGCGGACTTTGCCGTTGAACCAATGTTGGCGGCCGTCGCGATGCAGCCGCCGCAGCGCGTGCTTGAGGTGCGGCTGGCACGACATATCGGTATAGTGCAGCGCTTTCATCGAGCCATCATGCAGATCGCGATGGCCATGGCCGTCCAGGCAATTCCAGTCACCGGCGAAGGCCTGGGTAAGCTGCGGCCGGCCCGCAAAATAGTCGACCATTTTGCGATGCTGGTCGGGGTCTGCTTTGAGCGCTGCAAGCGACGGAATATGCGCCTCGGCCTCGGCGCAATCCCACAGGCTCACGCAATAGCGCCACGAGCCGCCGCCCTTCGCCAGCGCGACCTTGCCGGGATGCATGACCTGATCGACGAGATCGGCGATATCGGCCATGAAGATCACGTCGCTGTCGCAATAAACGGCCTTGCCGCGATATCCGCAGACGGAGGGGATCGCCCACCGAAAGCCGCTGAACGGCGTGGCCCATCGCTCGGTGCGCCAGCCATGCCACGGGCTCTTGGGATCGCGCGACAGGCGCATCCAAGTAATCTCGACAGGTCGCGACGCATGCTTGCGGATCGACCATTCGAGGACAGCCTGGCTCTCCAAGTCCTCATGGTTCGGCGCGCAGCCGACAAAGACGCGGATCATCGATAGACCTTCAGCTGATCGGCCAGAAACTTGAACGTGGCCGGCACTTCGTACTTTTGCTCGGCAATGACCGCCTCGCGGTTCTCGATCCAAGCGCCGACCAGAAAGAGGACCGTCATCTGCACTTCGGGCGGAATGGTCAGCTCCGAGTCCGACTGCACGGCATGTTCGTCGTTGTAGCCGGCCGTGAAGCGCACCCGCACCGCGCCGGGGCGCTGGTAAAGCGCCGGGGCGCTCCACCCGCTTGCAAAGCCGATGTCCGCGCCGTCCGGCGTCCGGTTCCAGTACCAGTCATCGGCATCGACGGTCTGCTCGGCGCCGTCATCATCGAGATATTTGATGCTATCGACAGTCCGCACCGGAGCAAGGCCAAGCCGCAGCGCGGCCCCTGTGTTCCAGCACGTCGCCCACGGCCAGCAGTCGTAGCGCTGCTCCCATGTCGAGGGCTGCAGAACGATCCCGCAGTGTTTCTCGATTGCCCCTGTCGCCGCCTTTATCAGAAGCTCGATATCGAGGTCAGAATCGTCATCATCGACATGGCAGCGATCCTTTGCGACCTCGATCGAGACGGGCAGCGTGGACGCAGGGATGATCCTGATCAACATGCGAGCGCGGCCTCAAGGTCCATCTTCGGATATGCCGCCAGCGCGGAAATGGGCGACGCATTCACCACTTTGATGCCCAGCGCGCTAATCACGGCAGCGGCACCGTCAACGGCGCGCCGCCAGCGCTCGACGTTGCCCTTGGTCGGATTGTTCAGGCCATTGTCGTGCGCCCCGTGCCAATGGACGCCATGGTCAAGGCGCATGTCGTAGCCCACGAGGATGACCGGATTGGCGCCGAACTGGACCGCCAGATTGAGCGCCTGAAACCCGGAGTTTCCGCCCCAGCCGAGCTGGCCAAATTCGCCGACCAGGAGCTTGTCCTGCTTTCGATCGACGGCCACCTTGCGGATGTTCCATGAGCGCATTTCGGCGGTTTGATCCTGACTGATCTTGAGCCCTTTGAACTCGGGCGCGCCCTTCGCTCGTTGCCACCAGACGGCATCGCAGCCGTAGAGAACGTCCGCCCATGGGCAGAGCCGCCAGGATTCGTTGATCGCTAGGACTTTCGCGCCGGCCTTTTGCGCGGCCGCGAGGTTCGCTTGACTAGCCGACGGGCCGGCAGCGACGATGACGGCTCGGTTGCCGCGCCAGTCTGGCCACCAGGCCGGCGCGGCTTCATAGGGTCGGCCGCCTTCTGGCTCTGCTGTTTGGCGCCAACGAGCGGCGTTACGAGGCCATGGCCTTCGAGTTCCGCCGCGCGGGCGTTGGAAACCTCAAGAATGTGGCCTTCCTCGACCACGCCTTCCTTGCCCAGAAATGGGCGCATCACCTTGACGAACATTCGGGCTTGCTCCGCAGGAAAAGCGGGCGGCAAAGAGCCGCCCGCGCGCTAGGGTTAGGTCGTGACGGTGAAGGCGCCGTAGATGAACGCTTCCGGCCGGCGCACGGCGAGCGCGACACGCTCCTCACACCGGATGGTGAGCATGTTCTTCTCGAAATCGTCGTTGTTCTGCGTGGCGATCTCGACATTGACCTCTTCGCGGTCGTAGATCGTCGCCGCCGTCGCGAACGCGCCGACCAGCATCTTGCCGAGCAGCGCCGAGATTTCGGTCGGCACGACCGGCAGTCCCCACAGCGTGGTGCCGCCCAGGCGCATCGGATTGGCCCACAGATACTGGCCGGTCGAATCCTTGGTGAGCTCGACGCGGGCCCAGTCCGTGTAGTGGAGCACGATGCCGGTGGCCGGCAGCCGCGCCAACTGCGCCTGCAGCATGGCGAGGCGGATATCATCGATGATCGTCATGTTCGGCACGACGAAGGCATGCTGGTAGGCGCTCGCCTGCGGCACGATGCCGTGCAGATGAACACCGGTTCCGTCGCCGAACAGGATTTCCTGCTCCTCGGCGTATTTCACGCCGTAGCGCAGTTCGCGGTCAACGTCGGTGCGCAGCTGCGCGAAGTCATCGAGGATTTGCTTCGACGCTTTGAACAAATGCGCGATCGTGGTCACCGGGACCATCTTGGTGTCGTAGTCGATATCGGACTCGGGCTTCTTCGACCCTTCCGACACGACCGCTGCGTTGTTGGTGAAGCCCGTCTGCCGGATATAGGCGACGGCCGGCGAGTTGGTCTGCCCGACATCAAGAAGGTCGCGGACAAACAGCCGCTGCGCGAGCCTCGGCAGCGTGCCGGGGATCACCTGCGGCGCCACGACACCCGGCTGAACGGCCGGATAATCCGCGCTCGTCGTCGCCGCCTGACTGACGCGGAGGCGGTGAACGCCCTTGAAGCCGCCGCGCGCCTGTTCGGCAAACGCCTTGAACTTTTCGTCCTCGATCAGTTGCTGACCGATCGTTTTCTTCGCATCGGTGCCGTTGCCCGGCTGGCGCTTCACGAGCTCCTGCTCGACGGTCAGGACCCTGGCGTCGAGCTCCGCCTTCTTCTTCGCAAGCTCGCCGTGCTGAGCGACAAGCCGCGTATGTTCGACAAGCAGCTTATCGACATCGACCTTGGTCGATGCCATCAGCGCGCCCTTGTCCTTGATCTCAGCGTCCGCAGCTTCGGCCTTTCTGGCGAGCTCGTCGGTTTTCAATTGGAGGCGCTTGGTCGCCTCTGCGAAGGTTTCCGCAAGCGCAGTCACTTCCGCACTCGAAGCGGTTTTTTCCATCGTGAAAGTCCCTTTTGTGAGAGGTTGGCTAGAGTCCGAACATCGCGGCGAAACCCGAGCGCCGCCTCGCATCCGCGACAGCGTCTTGCGTGTCGCCTTCGGCAGCGTCTTGCGTGCCGGATTTCTGAAATTCATTGATCAGCCGGCGGCGCTCCTGGCGCGGTACGCCGGCTTTGGCGAGCAGAACGTCGATACGACGCTCAGCATTGATCGACGTGTCGGCCGCGTTCTTGGCCTTTTCGACCTGATCGGCGGGCAACAGCGCATCGGCGAGGCCCTTGTCGAGCGCATCCGTGCCGTTGAACCAGGTCTCCTTGTCCATCATCTTCCCGACTTCCTTGCCATCGAGGCCAGAGCGGTCGGCGTAAATCTGCGCCGCAGCGCGGTCGAACGGCTCGAGGAAGTCGGCGAAGTCGCGAAGGTCGTTGCGGTCACCGATCGCCATGGCCCATGTGTTGTGGATCATCATGAACCCGGCTTTAGGCATCTCGATGTGGTCCCCCGCCATCGCGATCACGGAGGCTGCGGACGCTGCGACTCCGAGCACTTTGACGGTGATCTGCTGCTTGTGCTCGCGCAGCCGGTTGTAGATCGCCAAGCCTTCGAAATAATCGCCGCCGGGGGAATTCAGGTGAACGACGACATCCTGATTTCCAATTGAGCGCAGCGCAGCCGAGATGCGCTTGACCGTGATGCCGTTGCCGAAGAAATCCTCACCGATCACGTCGAGAATGGAGATCACATTGTTCGCCGTCTCGTCAGTCGCAGCGCGCAAATCGGCATCCCAGCGAGCGAGCGCGGTCGGCGAGACCTCGAACCGGAGCCGCTGGCGCACGGCGAGCGTCGCCGTTGGCGCTTCGGGGATCGGACGGATCGTCATGCGGCTTCCCTTTCCTCAAGGAGCCAGGCGCGCATCGCATTGCGCACATTGTTGGCGGCCTGCTGCTGTTGGCCGAGCTTCGAAAGCGGGACCAAGTTGCTCTGTGCGGTCAATTCATCCGCGCCTTCGACCGCCGGATAATTGTCGATCTTGCGGAGCTCGTTGCGCGTGCGGAGGCCGTTCTGCGCCAGTGTGGACATGAGCGCGGCGCGCGCGGCGCTGTCAGCGCGCAGAAGGCCCTCGATGTTGAATTCGAAGCTCAACCCGTTCGCCCGATCGGCCGGTGTCAGAAGCCGCGTGTTGACGGCCGCCTCGATGCGACGGAGGTATGCGCGCAGCCCTAAAATCAGCCAGCCAAGGATGATCTGCTCGACGCCCGAGCCCCACATCGTCTGACCTTCCGATGCATGCCCTATGAGGATCGGGGGCACGCGCATCCAGCGGCAGACATCCTCGACATTGAACGCCCTGGACATCACCATTTCGGCGTCCTTGGGCGTGATGTTCATCGACTTCCACTCGAAGCCGGGCGGAAAGATCAGCGTCTTGCCCTGCCCCTGGATGCCCTCGCCGGGCTTGATGTAGTTTTCCTCGAATTGCTTGCGCTGCTCGGGATTCATATCGACCGGGGCAGCGAAGAACCCCGAAGCGCGCAGGCCCCTGGAATAGACCCGCGACGCGGCGCGCTCAGCCGCCAGGGCACCGCCAAGAGAGCGCGTCGCATACTCGACCGGAGAAAGGCCGCAATCCTCGTCGTTCGGCGCGAAGCCCTTGATGTGCAGCACCTTGTCGGCTGGCAACTCCTCGACCTTGCCGCGGTCGCTGTATTTGTAGATCAGCGCATTGTCGGACTGGTGCCGATAGGGTGCGACCAGCGCGGCCGGCATCGGCAGTAGCGAAACGACTCGATCACCGAGATATTTCTTCTCGGCGTAGGAGTTTCCATAGTCCATGAGCGGGCCAACGCGGCCCTCCCACCATTCGACCGGCGTCTGCTCGCTGTTCGGCTGATCGTGCAGCAGCGCGTAGGCCCAATGGTCCGGGCGCGCCTTGCGATCATCGCCATCCTTCTGGAACACCGCGCAGGGCAGCGTTGCGATCGTCTCAGTGTTGAGCCGCTTAGCCGACCACCACGCGGACAGCTTTTGCGCCGATTCCGGCGTCACGCACTCGCCCGACTCCTCGTCGAGACCGAAGATCGCGCGCCATTTGTATAGGTCGCCCGGCAGAACCGTCAGCCGGCCGGTAATCCATCGCCAGAGGCCCACCGGATCACACCGCCATCGCCGGCGTCGAGAGCCAGGCCGAGATATCGATCTTCGTCGCCAATGGATTCTTGCTCATGAGCATCACCCCATCGGCCGCGGCGACGAGCGGATCGATCTTAGCCTTGCCGGCCACCTGTTTCGTGATCAGCACGGCATTGCCTCTCTGTTCGGTGCGCGCGTTGCCGACGACCCACGCCATCATGCGCGAGCCGGCATGCCAGAACGTGCCGTCCTTGAGCTTTCGCTCCATGCCCCAGAAGGCCGGCGACAGAGCCGAGCCTTGGCGCACTGCCGCCAGCGTCTCGCCCTTGATGCCGCGCTCGCCCAGCGCATCGACGATCGCCGCGATCGCATAGGGGTCGAGCCCGACGCCGACCTTGTCCGGCAGCAGGCCGGCATCATTGATCTGGGCAATGAGATCGGCGAGTTCCTCAACGTCCTGCGTGGCCGTCTCGCAAATTACGAGATCGCCATCCTGCTCGAAATCGCGCAGCGTCTCGGCGATGTCCTTGCGCAGGTTGAGCACGTCGCTCTGGACCCAGGCGCGGGTCCACAAGAGCCAGTCCTTGGTGACCTTGTCGCGGCCGAGCAGCGCCAGGCCGAGCAAGTCATCGAGGCCACCGCCATCCACGCCGGCCACGATGACCTCTGAGCGGTCGAGCAGGCTCTCGAGCGTCAGCGACCGGTCCGCCGCAGCCTCCCAATAGTCGGCACCACGCCAGCGGTCGCTGTGCAGCGCCAGCCCGATCTCGACGTTGAGATGCTGCGAAGCCCAGCGGCGCTCCTCTTCGTCACCCTTCTCGCGCGCGCTGTCATAGTCGGCGAGCAGGCGGTCCATCGTGATCGACAGCCCGAGGTTCGGCAGCACTTGCGGCCAATTTGCGGGATCGCGCCACGGCCGATCGGGGCTCGTCTGCTGCTTTTCCGAAAACTCGTAGAGAAACGGTAGCATCCGCGAATTCTTGATCCGCCCATCACGCACGCCGCGGGCGTAGTGCAGCTCGGCGCGAAACACGCCGGCCGGCGGGGCGTCGGACTGCGTCGTGATGAAGATCAGGAACGCCTCCGGGTTAGGCAGCAGGCCGCCGCGGATTTGCCCGATCACCCGAGACGCGAACGAAATCCCGGACATGAGATGGAGTTCGTCGACCAGCACCCCGGCCGGCTTCGAACCTGTCATCACCTTGAGATCGAAGGTCTTGATCTTCAGCTTCGCCTTCGTCCGACGATCGACAATCGTCTTGATGTGCTCCTGGACTTGGAAGCGCTTCTGCAAGTAGCCTTCGGGATCGGCGTCGATCATCCCGGCCGCCTGCTGAAACGCCAGATCGGCGACCTCCTGCGTCGGCCCGACGAGAATGAATTCGGCCCGCGGCCGCTTGTTCATCAACAGCGCCGTGACCATGATCGCGGCGCCGCCCGTGGTCTTCGAGTTCTTCTTCGGCACCAACGCGAATATCTCGGGCACCTGGCGCTCGCCATCGCCGCTGAGCGAGCCGAACACCGCCCGCACGATGTCCCGCTGCCATTCGCCGGCCGCCTCGCGCAGCGCCGGGCGCTCGGGCACGTCGGGCAGGCGCAGCTTGTCGAATATGCCTACTGCCCGGTCGGCCTCGCCAGCGTCGAGCGGCAAATCCGGCATGAGCGACCGGCCAGCCTTGAGACGGGCCAGCCAGTCCGGACACGAGAAGTCCCACATGCGTCAGTTGACGAGGTGGCCCCAACTCGTCTCTTCGTGCGCGGTCTGCGCTTCGAGGTTCGCGGCTTCCTTCTTGCCGAGCGGCTCGGCTTTCTCGCCCCCAGACGCCTTCGCCGCCGCGAGCTTCCCATCCAGATATTTCATGGCCGAGACGTTCCCTTTGGCTGCCGCGCGGTCCAGTCGAGAGAGGTTTTCGGCCTGAATCTGTGCCCGGCCGGTCTCCAACTCCTCGGCAAAATGCTTACGAACCGTGACCTGCGTGGTGCCCAGCACATTGGCGATTGCCCGTTCGCTGAACCCGGCGGCACAAAGCAGCATCACCTTCCGCCGGTCAGCTTTGGTCACTTTCAACGGATTTCCAGGGCCGCCTTTGTTGGTTTTGTCCATGCTATAGCAATTCATTCAGCCAATAGGATTTCCCGGCAGCAAAAAAATTCTGTGCGTGGGGGCGCCGCGGGTCCGCGAGGTCGAAGGCTTCTGGACTTTTGACCCGCCCCCCTGGGGCGTAATGCGGGATTGACAGGCGTTCAGCGAGGCTGTCCCCTACGCGCGGCTTCCTCTTCGGCTTGCTTCACCTTCGAGTGACACGACTCGCAGAGGGTCTGGAAAGGTCCGGTCCAGAAGCGCTGGGGATCACCGCGATGGGGCTCAACGTGGTCGCACACCAGCTTTGAGGTATCCGCTTCTGCACGCTTGCACATGCGGCAGCAGAACAGGTCGGTTGTCAGTTGAGCCCATCGAATGCGAGCCCAACGCCTGGTCTTGTACCACCTATGCCAGTGCTGGGTGCTGGCCCGGAAGCGGGAGCGTTTAGCCTCGTCGGTTGGCTGCTGTGCTACGAGCGGGGCGAGGCGTTGCTCGACCAAGGGGCTTAGGCTTGCGAGCTTGGGCCGTTCAGCGCGCCGCTTGGCGTCGTAGTCGCGGGTTGTGGGCATGGGCTGAACTCGGCACGCATTCCGCGCGGTAGCCGACTATCGGTGTCTCGGCAGGGCCACCTTTCGAGCAATCTCCGCGAGGCGCGGCAGCTACAGCCAGTGGTACATCCGGGGCGGGCTTATACCGCTGATTGTGCGGTTCGTCAAATGGCAGTCGGTCGAACCAGTCGAGCGTGCCGGTGACGGTCATGGCCGTGACCTCGGCACCGCGGCTGAGAACGCGGGCAAGCCGGCCGGCATATGGACCATCCTCGATGGTGAGTTCGGCACCTGGCTTTCGGCGGCGCCGGCGGGGCAGATCATCCCTGGCCCATCGCGTCGGGCGTTGATGCAGCTCGCCCAAGATACGGATCATGTCTGGGTCACGCAGCACGAGCGGCGAGCCGTTTTCGCCGGCGGCAAAGCCCTTGATCAGGGCAAGGCGCTGGATTTCGAGCACCGGCAGATCGCGGATCGAATTGACCCCGAGGAGGACAATACCGGGCAGGAATGGGCGAGAGCGCACGGCGCGGCGAGCCTGCATCGAGACCGATCGGCGGATGTGGTGCTTGACCGGCACGCGGACATCGGCAGCGATTTCGAGCTCGCGGAGCCGCGTGCGCAGGATACGCTCGGCGACGAACTCCTTCTGCGGCGCGACGCGGAGGGCGAACCAAATCACGGCAGCTCCCACTTGCTGACACGACTTGTCGCCTCTTGCAGCAGTCGGGAGTTTTCCTCACCGCTGTTCTCCGCCTTGAGCGCAGGCCGGGCGATAATGTGCCCATCGCCCACCTTGACGCTGCCGCCCTTGCACGACTGCCAGGTTGATCTCTGGCCGCCCTCGCTGAACTCGCCGCGGCCGCCACACGCGAAGACGATGATGCCGGCGGCTTGCGGCGTCCCGCCATCGGCCATTCGACACGTCTCAATCGATGTGCAGCCGCAATCCGGGCATGCGCTGATCTCGATGTCCCCAACGGAGATGATGGATCCCCAGATCATGCCGCTAGCCTCTGAAACAATTCGTGATCAACTACGGCATTGACATAGGTATGGCATTGCCGTATATAGAGCCTACCGATGCACTTCCGCCTCGGCCTCGATGGAGACGAATGATGGCATACCAAATCAGCTACTACGCCGATCGCGCGATGCGCCAGCAGCTCGCCGCGTCGGACACCATCGGCGATGTGCTGCATAAATACCCAGCCCCTACAGGACGCGAGACCG